CATTGGCAGCGGTGCCGCCGCCCATCTGGAGAGCGTCGAGAGCTTCCAGCACATCGCGGTTGAGGTAGATCGCCATGCGGGAAGTCTTGCCATCCATGCGGCGGCTCTGAAGCTTGTAATAAGCCTTGCGGAACCACTTGTAGATATCGACCGAGCCGGCGCGCAGTTCGGAAACGTCGATGTTGGCGACGCGCGACACATAGCGCCAATCCTTGACGGCCATGCCGATATGCCAGGAAAAGAGTTCTTCCTTGACATAGTAAGGATCGCCGTTGCTATCGAGGACACGCTGTTCGCCCTTGTCTTCGCGCTTGAGGCCGGCCTGTGTGCCTTCAGGATAGAGAAGGTGGCAAGCATGATCGCCCCAGGTGACGAACCAAGCAGAGGCATTGTCCGAGCCCGAGCCGCCCGCGTCGATGATCTGGTTTCCAGCCGCACCGCCGCCGATCGTGCCGAAGCGAGCCGACAGGCCCTTGAACTTTTCCGGCGTGGTCGCGGTGTCGTGGTAGAACAGGCCAGACGCCATTTCGAGGTTCATGGCCTCAATGTGGCTGGTGGCTTCCGACAGGCGGAGCGCGGCCGGGTTCTTGGACATGGCAAGCAGGCGAGTATCGGCGCCAGAACGAGCTTCAAGAAAGCCGGTGGTGTCATCGACCTGCTGAATGCTGGACTTGCTCTGCGGCGTACCCTTGTAGAGACGGCCCCAAGCCGGGGTAGGCAGGCCGGTGCGGATCGCGTGCCGGTGGGTCGCGCCCATGTTGCATTCCATGGCGACAGCATCGTCAAGAATAGGGTTCTGCTGCTTAAGCAGTTCGATCACAGGGCCGACATTCTGGTCAGCCTTGTGAGTGTCGTAGAGATTGAGATAAGAGGAGGCCAGAGTTGCCATTAGTTTTTACCCTTCGGCTGATCGTTGGGGTACAGACGTTCGGCAGCGTCAGCCGTCGTTTTCTGTCCGCGATTTTCGGAAATGGCTGGATTGTCTTCACCGATCATGGCGCCAACCTTCGCCATGAACCGGATCAACTCGGGGTGATTGCCGCCACCCGACGAGTTGAGGTAAGTTTTGAGTTCAGGAGTTCCGAAGCGGTTGACCAGCGACGACGCGTCTTTGGCCGTCTTGTCCCACTTGGCGCCGCCGATTTCGGGATCGTTCTTGGCCTTATCGGCCCATCCTTCGACGGTGGTTTTCCAGGCGTCGGACTGCTTTGCGTAATCGGCGCGCTGCTTTTCGATGAACTTGTCGGCGAGCTTCTGCGCCTGTCGCGGCGTAAGGCCGGCTTCCTTGAATTCAGGGCCGAGCGCGTCGAGCAATTCGGCATCGAGCGTCACGCCTTCAGGCATGGTGAGGGTGTACTTGCCATCTTCCGGCACCAGATCGAGCGGATCGATGGCCGGCTTGCCCTTGTCGTGTTCGGCCTTCGCAGCGGCATTGTCCGCGTCGCTCTTGGCCGGATCGGGTTCGTATTCCTTCCAGGCGCCAGCGTCGGCCGGTGTGTCGCCGGCAGGGGCCGAGGCGTCGGCCTGGGCTGGCTTATCGTCGGGATACAGGAGCGATGCGGTGTCCGTTGCGCCATTGGCAGCGGCCGGTGTGGAATTCGCAACATCGGAGGCAGCAGAAGACGCACCGGCGCCGCCTGTCTCGACTGCGTTTGCGTCGAAAACCATCCCCCTATTAATCAGCTTGTGCATCAACGACATGGGTCTGTCCCTTGGTTTGTTCTCTGTCCTTTGCCCGCGTCAACAGCAACGTGGGGTAACTCTCAGGCCCGACCGTTTCGAGCTTCGCAATAAGGCGCAATCCAATGTCGCGGCGCCCAAGGTTGAAGTTCGTTACATTGTCGTCTCCTGTAAAAACGGCCTGATAAACTCCACATTGTTCCAAGATCCACAACAGGGCGCGACGGCCTTGCGGAATTCGCAACAGATGATCGAAATCATCGCGGCTCTCCAATCTGTTGATCTTTTCCCGCGTAGATAGTTGTTCAGTCAACTCGGTCACTGGATGCCCATCCTGTTGCCCATGTCCGTCTCCGCCAGGAGGCGCGCGGCGTCGGCGCCATCCTTGACGGCTGGCATCATCGCGGCCATTTGCGCGGCTTGTTCCTGCTTGGCCTGCTTGTCGGCGCGTTCCTTGCGGACCTTGGCAACATCTTCATCCGAAACGACGATCGAGGCCGGCGCCCCGAGCGCGTCCGCATATTCGTCAATGGCCTGATCGAGATTAATCTTGTCGAGAACGGTCGGATTGACGGCGGCAAGATTGCCGGTGAAGGAAACAACGCGCTCGATTGCGCCCGTCGCGATTGCCTTTTGCGCCTGGGCCAAGATCGACACATATTCGACCTTCAGGCCAGCACCTTCAAGCTCGCGCGGCGGTTCGGGCAACTGGCCGTTCTTCGCCATCGCTTCAAACGTGCGATCGATCGCGATAGCAAGCTGACTGTCTTGGATGTTCTCGAGAACAGGCCCGAGCGCCAGGAGCTTTTCCTCCTTGCGTTCGGCAAGCTCCATTGTGTTGCGAGGCTGAATGCCTTCCATGTTGGCGAGCATCAAGAACAGGTCGGCATAATAGGCGCGGTCAATCCGGTTCGTCGTCTGCCTGATCTTTTCTTCGACTTCCTGAATGGAGATGTTGACTTCGATCGCAGCGGTATAGCCGCGCCCGTTCGGATCATCGACATAGGGGACAGATCCAGTCATCAACGACGCCGGGTTATTCATCATCGACGTTGGCGCCTTCATGGGCGGACGGACTTTCTTTTCGATTGCCTCGCCAGACTGGCGCTGCAATGTCTGAAGCTGCTTGACATCGGGCAAGGCATCATGACCGGGCGCCACGCAATAGGCGTCATCGGCGACATGCTCCCAACCGGGCGCAATGATCGGGTTTGCGTCGAAGCCATCTTCGGAAAGAATGCCATGCGTCTCGACATCGGAATAATCGCACCAATAGAGCGACGCATATGGCTTGTTTTTCTTGTCGATCTTGCCGGCCTCGCGTTCGTGGCGCGGCTCGACAGCGTGATTGACAATGACCTGGGTGTCATAGTCGCCCTTGTCATATGCCTGCCGAACGTAGAGCGGGCAGGCGTCATAGCCAAAGCGGGCGACGCACTTTTCCACTGTCCAATCAAGCTCACGGTAGAGCGTATCCGCGATCTGTCGCTCATTGCGAGACAGCCAGAATTGCCCATGCAAGAGCGGCATCATGCGAATGGTGGTCGTGTCATCGGGGATGATCAGCGCCGCCGACTGCCCGAACAAGCCAAGATCGGTATAGCCGGCATGGAAGGACGGATAGATATTAGACCCCTGAAACACTTCACGCATTCGAGCCTGGACATTGGCAAGGTAGAGCTTGGCCGACGCGTTCTCTTTCAAGTCAGGGTCGAACGTCGCCAGCTTGAACCATGGCCGCGCCGGGCTTGTGATACCGGAGTGCATACCGCTTGCGAGCGTGCGCAAGGCGAACGTGGCCGAACTGTCGAGGATCTTGGAGCGCAGCTTTTGACCCTTGTTCTCGCCAGCCGAAAACCGCAGCCGATGCGGCGCGTTGAATTCGGCAAGCTCCCTCCATTGCGCCTCCCATGGCGATCGCTTTTCCTTGAGATCCTGTAGCCGCCTGTCGAGGCGTTCACGCTGCTTGCGAGGTTCCATCAAGCACCCAGCAGGGTTTTCTTCTGGGTGGTGGCCCGATCGGTCACGCCAGAGCCAGAGGTAAGCACGGTATTCGCAGACGCGCGCTGTTGATCCTTGATGCGGCGCGAATGGGCATCCATAACGACGCCATTGTCAGGATTGCGCATCTGCGCAGTCTCGGCCGGGGCCACCGGATCTTTCGTGTCAGACGATCCACCAAACATGCACATATTGAGCCACCATATCCCGCGAGTTTTGTTTTATATATCGTCGGATGGTTGCTCGCGTTTACCCGTTGGCATACGGGTTATAGTCCTTGTCCATGACCGCGCGCCCGGCCTGATTGGCGCCGCCATGCAGCTTCTTCGCCACCGGCTGGGCGAATGTCAGTGCGAGCGCGTCGCCCTTGTTCGGCGATGGCAGGCCGCGTTCCTTCATGTCCTGTTTGCTTTCGAGCAGGATCTTGCCGTCAAGGCGCGGCACAGTTTCCGGCCCGATCAGATCGTCATATAGCCCCTGGTCGGCCGGATCGATGGCGCCGCCGTCCTTCAGCCATTGTTTCATGCCGCCCCACATTTCGGCGCGCTTATTGTAATAGCCTGGATCGATCGCCTTGCCGCCAAACCAGATCAGGTGCCACGATCGGCCCATAGTCTTGCCAGCCGAGACAATGCCCGTCCCATAGCCAGCGTCAACAAACACAGCATCGGCGCCGTGTTCATCCTCAAGACGGGCGATCAGGTTGGCGACTTGCACGTCATTGTCATTGCGTGGCAGCGTCGCCAGTGACTTCGAATAGAGCCCTTGTCGAAGGACGATTTCAAGGCTGTCTTCACCTGTCCAGGCCGGATCAATGCCAAGGATCTTGGGCGCGAATCCGAATTGTTCTGGCCGAAGGTGCCGCGTGCGCGCCGCGTCTGCATCATCACCGCCAATGAACTGCATGGCTGACTGGCTTGGGAACTGTCCACGAACGCGGATCTTGGCAACGTCGCTGTCTTCGCCGTGGTCGCTCACGAGTTGGTCGAGGAATTTTTTATTGGTTCCTTCGACCGTACGGCTATCAATCTGACGCGTGATCCATCTATGGCGAAAGCGGCGGAAACACTCTCTAAAACGTCCTGAATTTCGCGTCGGATTTCCGAAGACGATCCAGATGATGATTGTATCTTCATCGGTCAAAGCTCCCTCTGCAACTTCCCAAACCTTATCCGCGATCTTCGACGCTTCATCGAACAGGACAAGGATGATTTTGCCTTCGTTGTGCAGCCCGGCGAACGCTTCCGTATTGTGTTCAGACCACGGAATGAAATCTTGCCGCCAGCTTTCGCCGCGCGTCGGATCGCGGCTCTTGATGCTGGTCGCCTGGACGTTGAACCATGGCGCGGTAATCGACATCCGAAACCATTTGCCAATCTCGGGCGCCGTCTTCGTGCGCAACTGCCCATCGGTGTTGGCCGTGGTCACGATCTTGCAATCAGCGAAACAAGACATGGCCCAATTGGAAACCATGCCCATTGTCGCGGATTTGCCGATACCGTGGCCCGACGCAACAGCAATGCGCAAAGGCTGGTGGCGCGTGCCTGGGTCGGCGAGGTGGCTTTCGATGATGCCGCCGATATCGTCTTGCCATTCGCGCGGGCCGGTGTGCTTGGCTAGTTCGCCGTGGCCCCAATCCCACGCCTGCCTCATCCACTTTCGCGGCTTTAGCCGGCAGGAGGCAGCGAGGTCGATAATCGCCTCATTGGGATCTGACTTGGGCTTGAGGGCCATCAGTCACGGCCACCGATGATGATGACGATGATGAACAGGAGGTTCGCAATCAGGAGGCCAGACGTTGCGCCAACTGCGATGTTGCCCAGGTCGGTCATGCGAACAGCCCCACATAGATAAGCCACGCGAGCAATGAGACGATCGTGGAGAAAGCAAACGCGAGCAGCGTGGCGATAATCCATTTGTCGATCGAGGCGATATATATCGACCACGCAAGGCCGATCAGTGTTATGGCGGCCGGGATCATCCACCATCCGAGAGCGAGGGTAATTGTCATGCTTCCTCGCCCCTCTTGGCAGCGCGTGCCAGCCGATCGGCCAAGCCGTCCAGGCCGGTGACTTCCAGCTTGTCATTATAGAGCGCGTGGTGACGGGCGAGCATGTCGAGCGCGCGGAGGCGATCGGTTCGCTTGATCTTGGCGACATGCTCAACCATGCCTTCACCGGCCGACACGGTGACGATATCCATTCCGGCAATGGCTGCGGCTGTCTCGTCATCCCATTCATGAGGACGCAACAGCGCACCGTCATCGGTGAAGGCTTTGCGGATATCCCCGAACGCGATTTCAGCGATGGCGTTCAAGACGCGATCTGCGGACAGGTCGAGCTTTTCCATGCGCTTGCTCCCTGTCTGTTTAATCAAGCGATCAATTTCAGGATTTTTCAGGAGATCAAAACCCTGAGAGCCCGCCGTCTTCTCGCTATACCCGGCACGGATTGCCGCCTGGGTCGCGTTCATATCGACAAGGTATTCCTTCACAAACCGCTTCTGTTTCTCATTCAATTCGGCCATTGCCATAAATCCATTTGTTGCGTTTTTCACACTATATTTTGACGGTGTGAAATCAGCAAGCAACTATCGAGCAGGAAGAGGACGGCCACCCATACACGGCTGACTGTACGTTTTTTAGCGAGGTTTTTTAGTGGGCCAAACATTTCTGATATCGAAAAACACTACTCCCCAAACTAATTTCCAAATTCATTAAGTTTTACTACTCATAAAAAAGGTAACCACTTCTATAAGTAATTGAAATATAATAGGTATTTGGCCTCTGTAGTATTTGAAACTCGTATCACACCTTTCTACACCCGAAAATTGTCCATCTCGTAAACAGCGACAAGGCAGTACAACGCTGTTTTTCGGCGTTATCACAGCCCTATGAATTTGGACGATTTCAAGAATGTTGCGAAAACCGCATCATTTGAATTGACCGGGCTATGTTGACGGGGTATTTATTGCGATGTGATCAACACGCAATGAGAGATTATAAATGTTTGACGATTTTGTTCCGCCGCCCAAAACGAACGAAGCGAAATATAAATTTGAAAGCGCCAGACCCGGATCGAGCATATGGGTCGCCACCAATTCAGAGCGGGTTTCTGTCATGCGCGCTTTCAAAACGTGGTGCGATATCGTGTCGTCGCAGATCGAAGCCACGTCGATGACCGTGGACGAAACGGACCCGCGCGGGCCGGGTTTCCGCATCGTGTTCTCTGCCAAGGCGGTGCGCATGAAGCCGGCCGTGGCCGCCTGGGTTCCGAAGTTCGACGCAATGGACGATTTCACTACCAAGTCGTCTTGCCTCACCAGCGACGAAGACGTCCTTTCCGCCATCTGTTCCGTTGCCGGTGTGCCTGGATCTGTCGCCGAGGTGAAGGCCGCGCGCAAGCTCCTGTTTCAGTGGAAAACACCATGGCAGATCCAGCGCATGAAAGAGGCCGGCTTGCCGTCCTATGCCGAGGTCAAGGACCATTGGGCTAGGAAATATCGCGAGCAAGATCAGGCCCGCCAGGAAGCCCATGCGTGGAAGGATGACGGCCGGCCGATCGCGCACAAGTATTCCATGCTGACCGAGACGCAGCGCCTCACGGCACGCAATGAGGCGAAGATTTTCAATGAGGAAGATTACCTCAAGGCCATGCGCTCGCGCCCTGTCGGCGAGGATTTGGCGCGGTCGCTGTCGGCCGTCATCAACGGCTATTCCGACTTCACCACATGGAAGGTCCAGCAGGGATGCCGCGCGGCCAATGAGGCGAACGCCGGCAGTGATGAGGGCGAGCTATGAGCGCCCCCGACAGGAGAGTGCTAATCGCGGACTTGTGCGAACTGGCGGAAGGCACGACCTTGACGAGCGGCGTTCTCGTCAGCCCCGAACTCGCCCGCTATATCCTTTCATTCATGATCCACCCGGCCAACCCGAGCGCCGAGCCGGTACAGTTGCCGATCGGCAGAATACCTTTGCCCCGCAACGAAGATGAAGCAACGGCAATGATTTTGGCCGGCGAAATGTTTCTGAAGACCTGGGCCACACATAGCGAGGCGATCCAATGAGCGTCTTTTCAAAATCCGAGATCACATCGACAATGGACTATCTCGCCACCTTGCAGGAGAAGCATCCCGGCTGCGAATTCGTGCTGATCGTTCTCGACGCCAGCGCCACCCCGACCGACGTTGACATTTTCGCGACGGTCCCGAGCGAGGACGCTTGCGGCATTATGAGCAGCGTTGTCGGATGCCTGGACGGTGGAAGTAAGGCGGTGTTGCAATGAGCCGTGGCAGCGCCACCATGAAAGAAGCCAAAAAGATCGCCGGCCAATGGAGCCTGATTGAAAGCATCGCCGACGCCCTCGCCGCCCGTGACGCCCGCATAGCCGAGCTAACCGAGCAGCGAGACACTGCGCTTGCGGCAATGCAGATCTTGGCCGACAGGCTGAAGGAGGTGCAGCCGGTGGACGTGGATGCGGTGATCGCAGCAGCAATCGCGGATATTGAAAGCCTGCTTGAACCCGATGAGCGAGGTGAAAAGTCGGCGATCTACTTTAATCGCGGCGTCAAACATTCGCTCGCGATCCTCCGCGTTCTCAAGGGGGACGCGTGACATGGCGACCAAGCGAGTAATTCAAGACTGGACGCCCTATCGGTTCTTTCCTTGGATCGAACACCGGAAGGTAGGGCTTTTCCTTACCTATAATCCGGGCATCACGGTCGATCTATCGGCGTGCTGGACGGAACGTCGTTTCCGTCGATCGATCGAGGGAGACAGCGACAATGGATGATCTGAAGCCCTGCCCGTTCTGCGGCGGCAACGCAAACATAGAGCGCATTGGGGATAGCCGCGTAAGCACAATCGTTTCATGCGACGAATGCGGTTGCAGGCTTGAGAACGGTGAGGAATTCAATCATGGCATAGGATGGAATACCCGCGCCGACACCGGCGCCCTCGCCACCCAATCCGCTCGCATAGCCGAGTTGGAGGCGGAGGTAGATAAGCATTATGTCGTCGTATCAACGGACGAAACTGATCAAGACGGCTTCAATATCGAGCGCCGCATTGCGTGGTCTGACATTCTACTTGCCCGCGCCACCGCAGCCGAGGAACGGCTAGCCGCGTTGACCTATAGCAGCACGCAGGCGACGGAATGCGCCGTTTGCGGAGATCGGAAGCATACGCCACTGCGCCGCGATCATATGGGCGGATATGTCTGCCTGACGTGCGTAGACAATCACATAGACGCAGCCGAGGAACGGATCAAGGAGGCGGAACGGGTGATTGCGCCGTTTGCGCCGGTAGGCGCGGCAACGATGAAAAGCATGAGGACGGACGATGCGACGGTATGGGGATATGGCGATACATCATTGACCTATGGCGATCTCCGAGCCGCCGCCAAGTTCATGGAGGGCAAGAGCGATGGATGCCCCGTGTCGATAGTGAACCAAAAGGAGTCCACATGAAAATCATTACTGCACTGAAGGAAGCCGAGCGGTTCATGGAATATTTTGCTGGTGAAACAGACAATGTTTTCGTCGGCAGCGGCACACCGAAAGAGTGCCTAGCACAAATTCGTGCCGCACTCGCTGCGCCATGGGAGCCACTCAAATGGGAAACCTACGCTGGCAGCAAATCTGTCGGCGAGCAAAGAGAGTACTACGGATATCACGAGTTCGGCTACTACATCGTGACCAAGGACGTGACGCCCGAACGCCAATACTGGCATCTTTCCACTTTCACAAACAGAGGACAGGCGCGCCACATCGGGTCGTTTCCCAATCTGAAAGCCGCGAAAGAAACCGCTCAGTGCGACTTTGAAGCGTGCGCCGCCCTAACTTTCGATACTTGATTGCTACCGTCATCACGGAGAACACCACCCATGACCAATGACCTAATAGCCCGCATGGAAGCGCTGACGGAGCCGAGCCGGGAGGTGGATGCGGAGATCATGGCGGCTTGCTTTGATTGGGCCAAGAATGAGCCTCAGTATCTCGCGTATTATTGCGTTGGCGACGAAGATCCGATCTACTTTCATGCCCCAATCGGATCGCCATATCAGAAGAACCCGCCGCCGAAACTGACAGCCTCACTCGACGCCGCCGTTGCGCTTGCCGAGCGGGTGCTTCCGGGGTGCAATGCGACGATCGACATATTGCCGCCTTCGGCAACCATATGGGACGAAGACCATGGAGCGTCGGATGCTTGTTATCAGGTTAAGGGCGCAACCCCATCCATCGCCCTATGCATCGCCGTGTTGAAGGCACTTAAGGAACGGGAGACGACCGATGAACCTTCGTGAGCGGATGCGTTACGAGTTAGCGCAGTTCTTTAGCCTCAACAATCAACCCGACATGTCTGGCGATCCAACGAGACGGCTTTCGCCTTTGCAAAAGCAAAATCTTGATCGGTGCATCGACGCCGCGATCCTCGCCATGTTTGACCACCTCGCCGCCAATGTGAGCGAGGGGATGATGAGGGCTGGCTGCGAAAACGGATGGAGAAAGTTCGCAAAACCAGAGGACAGTTTTCGGGCCATGCTTGCTCAGGCCAGCCGTGAGTATGAGGAGACCAGCAAGTGAGCGATATCGTGGAACGGCTGAACGACCCCGAAACATCCGGCGTGATGACGCATATCTGCGATTTTTTTCACCTTGACACAATGCGCAAGGACGCCGCCGACGAAATCACCCGCCTCCGGGCGGAACGTGATGAGGCGGTGAAGGCGCTGGAACCGTTGGCTGACGCTGTCTTCAACGATAACGGCGATATGGCCGTCACACTCTTCGCGCCAACTGCGGACCAGTGCATCGCGGCATATTTCATTGTCCGACGCCACCGCACCGCCATCGTCAATCGTGGGGAGGATAGGACGTGAGCAATTGTATCATCCCGTCGAAATCGACGCACCAATAAGGATGCCGGCGATCAATGACCCGATAGCCACGGCCGCGACGATCGACCATATTGCCCTGACCTCTATGCCATTGCTGCGAACGCCAGGCGCGGCAATAAACAGCATCCCGGCAAGCGTGAACGAATATGGCCAGAAGCCAGATATAGCTGAGTTGGACCATAGTTCGGGCCGGTCATTCCAGTTGAAGGCAATGACATAAACCCGCTGGCACAAGACGACAAACCAGATCAGAAACACCGCCAGGATGAGTTGCCATTCGCCATTGTCTGCGTCATCGCGAAGCGCGCGCAAGGCGGATGGCCCCCACGTCATCGTTATGATAATCGCGGCGCCGAATGCCAGCGAGTTAAAGACATCACGAAGGATCATCGGGTCGATAAATATTGACGCAATCCAATACATTACAAATGAAAGGACGGCAAAAACAACCGCTCTATTAGGAGTGACCATGCTTACCATCCTCTATGGCCCTGAATTATTTTTATCGTATTTCCAGCCAAATCCCTGCGGACCTCATAGGCGCGCCGCTCGAATGATACAACCGCCTGCGCCAAATCAGAAAGGGCGCTTTTTACCTCAATTTCCCGGTCTTCAGGTCGATCGGCCGGATCAACGTCAAGGTGCGTAACTGTATTGACCTTTGGTGCCATCCATTTCCTGAATGCATTGATCATGACGCCGGCCTTCCATTGATGGCCGCAAACAATGCGTCCATCGTTCGTTCATTGTTTCTGACGATTTCGTAACCCAC